GTAATAGTTCTTGCTATTTATGTAACTTTGATACTGTGCAAAACCGTCTCTTATAGCACTAGTACTTAAAACCTGAGATGCTAGTTTTAATTCAGTCCTTGATGTTGATATTTCTTTTATCCAATACTGAGTACCAAACCCAGAATTAAATAGATTCTTGTAAAAGTTATATTGGATATTTAAATTGCCTCTATTGAATCCTCTATTCTTAAGATCTTTTTCTGGATCTAGTGTTAAATTTGAATAAGTATTGTTTTGAGGATTGTTAGTTATATATGGATAGTAGTCGGATCCGTCATAATCAAAGTCTAACAGGTTACCATTCTCATCATAGATATATAGCTCAAGATAATCATTAGCTGCTCCAAATTGACTGTTTATAAAATTTGAATTGACTAACTGTTTATCTAATGGCGATAAGTCTTGAATCTGAACACCTTCACCAGCGTATGTAATGTTGACTAATTCCATTATAGTATATCGTTAATATTTGTAAACGTTTGATTAAGGTCTAAAAGCTGTTGCCTTAATGAATTAATCTCTTCTATCAAAGCTTGTTTCTCAGCATCTAGTACAGAACCTCCTATGTATTGCTGACTTCTTTCTACTAAATATGTATGAGAGTTTATAGTACCATCTACAGGTATTTGAAAGAAAAGCTGATCATAATACTCGAAGAACTTATCTACAGTTATTAGATCAGGGGCAACTTCTTCAGTAGGAGTTACTAGCTCTGTAAACTGAATAGGTATGGCTTTTGTATAAGTGTTTATACCGTAAATTTCTTTTACTAAATCTACATTTGCCATTATCTAGTTATTTTAAATATGAGGTTATTATCTATTTCATAGATCTCACCATCAGATAATTCTGTTTTAATCAGTATCTTATAATATCTTTCTGGCTCAAGTCCATTCATATACAGGTTAAAGTAACTATTTGTTCCGTCACAACTAATCTTTGTGTACGAAGTATCAAAATCTACTACCATATCATTAGTCTTAGCATCTTGAATAGCCCAATAAGATGTTTGAGGTAAAGCCTTATTTGTAACATATATTGAAGATGTTGTAAATGCTCTAGCAGGATATTTGTCTCTAGCATTAATCTTGAACTTGTATTTTTGAGTTCCGTACTTATAAGTCTCTAAATTATTAGACAGTGTTATTACACTATCAGAATCTGATATTACATTTAAACTGCCTGTTGTATATGAACTATCATCCCACCTTATTTCTAATGTTGGAGGATATATAGTATGAGTATCGACTGAGAAGAAACTTAATGCAACATAACTACCAGAATTCTGTTCTATACCATCTGGATGCTTTAATATAAAACCATTATTTTGCGCTGAGCTACTAAACCATGTATCAACTATATTACTAACGTCTACATTAATGTCTTTATTATCGGCATAGCCGAATGACTGAGTAGTATATAAATCGGTCCAAGAACCTCCACCAGCAGTTAAATAGTATGAACCATTTGCCCAATCACTTGTAGTACTATAGAAAGACTGAGTATTATACCAACAAACACCATTCCTAGTCTCAGGCGTATCTAAAAATTTACCTGTACCCATTGCCCAAGACTGAGATACTTGTCTAACTTCTAGATTGTAAGTAGTGGTTAGGTTTTCAGCATTGGCTAAATATAGGCGTAAGTAAGTCTTCCATGAGCCTGTAGTATACGATTTTAATATTGCTAAATCAGAATCAGAGAATAAGAGTAAAGACCTTCTTAGATCATCTGATATAATAGGCTCTGATGGTACCGGATCTACAAAATTATTTAAAGGCGCTTCATTATTTTTAACTGCTATCTCTAATATTTCATCTAGACCAGCATTTAGTGCCGGTTTTGAAGAGTATAGAGAAGCATCTGCTGAAGCGAATATTTTATATACGGCCATTTCTGTTTATTTTAATTTGTTACTACTCGACCTTGAATGTCTGTATTTGGATACTTAACCTCAAATATAGATGGATCTAAAGATGGATATATTACACCATTTAGACTACCTGCTGATATATCGTAAGAGTACTTAGAATAGCCTAATGCTTCACCAGATTTATTTACTATATTGATATTTTTTACTGTTTGAACACCTTCAACTACATCTAATAAAGAGTATATATCTCCTAATATAATAGGCTGGTTTATTTGCCAATTACCTAAGTTGAAATAGTTCTGCATTGCAACAATACATCTAGCTATTACATCTTGACCATTATAATTAGGTCTTATGACAATATCAAAATTACAACCTATGTTTATTATGTACGCAGGCTTTATATTAACAGCATCAGTCATCATTCTATATTCAGACAGATACGTTTGTATGTTCTGTAGTAAAGCTGGTGAAGGATAGTCTAATTGGCCAAATGTATTTAGTCCTAATACATATAGACTAACTAACACTTGATCTTTTTGACTAACATCTCCTTGCATATAGCTATTGAATGTTGCATCATCCTTAGTTATATAAGCCTTTGACACCTTACCAAACTGACCAGGCATACTAAGAGTTCTAGCTAAATAGTCTTCTTGAGTAACGGCTCTTAATTGGCTTGAGAACTCATTGGCGATATTAAACCTTAACTCTTCAACAGAATCACCATCACCACCACCTGAGGCAGGGTCTGGGTTATTCACTGCTAACGTATTTTGATATGTAGTATTTCCTGTTGCAGTATAAGATACTATACTAGTCAACTCATTAGACAAGGCATTAGATACTGATCCTCCTCCAACTAAGTACTGGAAAGTAATAGTCGTATTCTTTGGAGCCAGTCCATAAGTCTCAGTAGTTACAAAATTAGTTGGATCAAATGAGCTAGACAAGCTACTTAAACCTCCTGCAGTTAAACCTACACTAACAGTATTTGGATTAGGTAGTATAGCAGTATCAGCAACACTATTAATGCCAGGTCCAAACTCAACTTCAAGAATACCATCACTTCTGAACCTAGATACAAATCTTCTAGGCACTTGAAGCTTTTGAATCATATATGGTACCTGATTTGAATATTGATATAAGCTAGGATAGTTAGCAGCCGTATTCTGAACTGGTTTTAATATATAGTCTTGTGCTAAATATGGTACTTCATACCAGGTATTGCCACTTGAATCTGTAGCATCTAATATAGATATTATTGAAGTATCTTGTATATTAATTGTAGCAAACCTTTGAGCATTGCTAAAGGTAAATTCTTGCGTTTTGACCTGTCCTGATATTGCTTGAACAGTCTTTTTTACCAAATAGCTTGTAGGTACATTAGATCCATCTACTGTATAAACTTCTACTGTTGTTGGATCATAAGATGATGAAGTTGCAAAATCTACTTTTTGAGGAACGTAGAATAATGTAGCGCTATTAACACTAGACTTTACTTGCATTCCTTGTAAAAGAGTCATAGCATAGCTAAAGTCCGGGGTTGTATTAGGTCCTGAAGTTATAGAAGGGACCTGTTGATACACATCTAAATTAACAATGGCTGCTGAACTTATCTTAGGTCTGTAACCTAACATGTAAGCTAATGTATACAGATTGTTTTTTTGTTTTGCGTACTGTAAGAATGTCTCTTGAAGTTGATTGTCTAAATAGAATGATAGAACATCTCCAACATAGCTAGCCATCTCAATGAACATACTTCCTGGACTGGCTTGACTAAAGTCATTATAGACAGTTGGATAATATGATTTGGCATATTCAATCAAATCTGCTTTAAATGAACTAAAATCCTTATTTAAATATCGTATATCAATCTGATTAGCCATTTTACATATTTTGTATAGTCAATATAACCGAATCGTTTTCATTTGATCTTAATAGCTTATAACTAAATTTTATGTTTATTGAATTATAATCTGGGTTGCCTATTATATCTAATGTCGTTATTTGAATCTGAGGAAACTGATTTTCAATCTGAGTCCTTATAGATTGCTTCATATCTTCAAAAGTATACTGATCTATTTGTTCAAACAACCTAGCTCTTAATCCAGCACCAAAGTTGGGATTAAAAGGTCGTTCTCTAGGATCAGTTAATAAATAGTTTATTATATTATATTTTAACTGATCTTTTGTAGTATATACTGAAGTAAAAACACTCTGAGCCTGAAATGGTATTTTAACTCCAATTGCTGTTGAAGGTTTAAGGTCTAGTGGCGATATTTGTTTTAATCCGTATGCCATTAAATTTCACCCCTCTCTTTTAATTTTGACATAAGACCAGTAAAGTCTGGAACCTCGTTTATTTGAACAGCGTCTATATTTGAACTAGGTCTAGCTGTTCCTAACATACCTTCTACGCTACCTATCTTTACTTCTTTAGGTTGAAATGCAAGACCTGGATGAACATTGTCTGTTGTCATACTAAAGTCTTCATTTAACATACTTTGCGCAGTATCGTTTAAGAACGCTGCCATAGGATTGTTTCCACCAAATTTAACAGGCTTTGGTACAGAAGTATTTAATGTGCCTGGTATCTTTGATTTAACTTGCTCTTGTAAACTCTTTTTAGGGTCTGATATAACAGGAGATTTTACTTCCTTCAATATTTTAGGAAGCTCCTCTTTAAGAACTGCTCTGAGTTCTTCTCTGATTAACTTTCTAAGTGCATCTACTTGTCCCATATCTTATAAATATTATTTTAATACTTTTTTATTTCGTTTGTTTATCTAGTATTTTTCTTTTTATCATCTGGATCAGGTCCTGATAATTTATCTGCAACATTAATTATTGACGTAGAATATTTGCCATTAGGATCTGAATCACTTAATTCTTGTTTTAACTCTTGACTACGTTTTTGCATTTTCTTTCTAACCCTCTTACGTAATGCTTTACCGCCAGCCAAGTTATCTACAAATTGAGTTAGTCCTAATTCAGCATCTAACCCACTATCAAAATCAGCTTCTGATATAGATGTTTCTATCTCTTGTATATTAATGTCTCCCTCTTCTAAATAGTTTAGAGACTCAGTTAATATTTGCACCTGATCAGGAGTTAATGATTGCAAATCAGAATCAACAAAACCATTTGATACCAACAATACTTTTACCTCATTTATTATTATCTGATCTAGTGATGCAAATGTAGGAGTCGATTGAACAACAACAG